TTGGAATGAAATGTCAGATGGAAAAAGAGGCGCTCTGCTCAGCTTTGCTTATAATCTTGGTGCCGGTTTTTACGGTGGCGATAACTTTAATACTATTACTAAACGCCTGAAGAACAAAGAGTGGGACCTAGTTCCCGATGCGCTGTATCTCTACAGAAATCCTGGTTCTAACGTAGAAGCAGGACTAGCACGTAGAAGAAAAGCAGAAGGTGAAGCTTGGAAAAAAGGTTAACCTCACACTAGGAACAAATGGAAACGCCAAACAAAAAGGAAAAATGTATGAGTACTGTTATTCGTATTGCCATTTTGGGTTGGAGTGCCGCTCTTCTTACTGCAAGTTATGCGGGTGCTCTTGCTAAGATGGACCCCACTTTTATTGCTACTGTTTTCACCGCATCTGCTGCTACTTTTGGTATTAATACATTGAAGAACAAGGGTGACGATGAAGATGATAAAAAAGAAGAATCACGTAAAGAAGTGGTTGTAGAATCACTACCAGAACCACCTGCACCAGAAGTTGTTGTGGATGAACCAACTCTTGAAGAAAGAGTAGAAGTTCTTGAGGGTCAAGTTCAACCACGCACAGGAGCATAATGGCAAAGTCAGCAAACAAATCCAAGAAAGGTGGAGCAGGTTCTGCTAATAATAAAAAGCAGAACTCTGGAAATGCTAATGCTAATAAAGCAAAGAATGGTGGTAAGAAAAAATGATTGATATGATTGCTTTTATGATTGTTGGATATTCTGAAATTTCTTCTGGCAGTTGTCAGTTGGAATACTTTCGTTACAATGAAGTTCATTCGCTAGTAATACCGTGCCAAGAGAATGGAACACTCCAAAAAGGGAGTGTTGGAATGCTCCAATTCACCAAATATTGAAAGCAATAGATAATCACACCCGTCTTTTTATGGAGACGGGTGATTTTTGGCATGAAGAACAGGCCCAGATCTTGAGAAAGTATGTAAAAGATTTGAAAGTCTGGATACACAAAGAAGAAGGTTGGTGGAACGAATGAAAAAGTTATTCACCTCATTTGGTTTAATTTTATCATTATCATTTCCTGCAATAGCATCATCTTTAGCACCAACGCAACCAACTGTAAAACCATACAGTGCTGCTGCAATGGGTTGTATGATACTTCTAGAATGTACTGAGGGTGTAGAAAAACTCACAGTAGATTCTGAATTATTAAAAGATCCAGACTTTGACCCATTCAGAGAAGAACTTAAAAGGATTATTACTGCTCTTAATGCAGTAAATGTTCCTGTATATGTTGCACCAGAAAGATATTTTACTCCGAGAACAGTGGGATTGTATAAACCAAACTACAATCGTTTCTTTGTGAACGAACAACTACTCAAGGACCCAAGAGAGTTTCTTGGAACAATGAGACACGAAGGATGGCATGTAGTTCAAGATTGTATGGGTGGTGGATTGCAAACATCATTTATGGCACAAGTGCATCAAGACAGTGAAATTCCTGCTTGGATAATGAAGAATACTAGACTGACTTATGAATCCATGATGCAAAGTCGTGCAGTTCCTTGGGAAGCAGATGCTAACTGGGCAGAGGAGCAATCTAATGTAACTGCAGAAAAGTTAGAGATGTGTTCCAAAGGTCCTCTGTGGGATCAAATTCGTCCAACACCAATGACGATGGATTGGTTGATTGGATGTGGATGGATGAAACCACAAGAAGGTAAGTATCCTTATTATCCAAATAAGAAAGTAGAGTATTGTACAGAAGGTAAGTATTGATGGAATTGCCTTGGGGAGTGATTACAATATTAGGTTGTGGTCTTATTTTTACTTTGTATGTGATTTACTACATATTACGATTAGCCCACGAGGAAATGAAAGATGAAAAATTTAGCAATCATTCTATCGACGACAAGCCTTCTCATTAGTGGAGCACTTTGTTATGGTGCTTATGTGACTTATAAAAAAGCAGAAGCAATCCTGAATAATCCAGAAGAGTTTGTTGGTAAGGTTGTGGAAAACCAAGTCAATAAAGCATTTGAAAAATTACCCATTCCAAAACTAAATAGTGAGAAGTTTAAGTTGCCATTCTAATGGATAAGGATCCGTACATTTATAGAATCAAGTCAGTTCTTAAAGTTGTAGATGGTGATACTATTGACGCTGCTATTGATCTTGGTTTTGATATCTCCCTTACTAAGCGAATTCGTCTTGCTGGTGTCGATACCCCAGAGAGCAGAACGATTGATCTCAAAGAAAAAACACTTGGTCTTGAAGTTAAAGAATGGCTTAAAAAGAAATTAGAAGGGCAAACTGACGTTATTGTTAAAACAGAACTCCCAGATTCTACCGAAAAGTATGGTAGAATTCTGGGACATTTGTTTATTGGCGATAAAGAAGTATCTGCAGTCAATAAAAAGAAATCTGTAAATCAACAAATGATTGATGAAGGATATGCTTGGGAATATGATGGTGGAACAAAGAAAAAAGATTTTGCTTTACTGGAATCAAAAAGACAAGCGAGCAGATAATTTCTTCGCAATTTTTTTAGGAGCGGCATAGAGAGATTTAAATCTTTCTTGCCCCTCTTTTGTGAATTTATCCTTTACTGGTTCGTCAATAATAACTTTATTTTCTATTTCGTATAAAGTATTCTTTTCAATTTCATCACGAATATACTGTTCTACATTGTCTGTTTGTGCTACAAGTCTTGTTCCGTCAGCAGAATATTCAAATATATCAATGTGACCGTCCTCTGCCATTACATAATGAAGGACGGGTTTGACTTGTTTGATTTTAATTTTAAACTTATTCTTAGTTGCTTCTTTGATTAATGGTTCGGCAGCATTCTTCAATACATTAAGAACTGCTGTAGATGCCATAGTTGCTGCAGTTGTGACTACTGCGACAGCACCAGCCGTAGCAACAAGAGAAGGGTCAGGTAAATTAATATCGACTCCATAAACAGAAAAGGTGGGTTGGGGTTTATCTGCTGGAATTTCTGCAATAGGTTCAGGTGTTGGTGTTTGAATAGAGGGGCTTTGAACGACCTGAGGCAGTTGAGGAGGGGGGGTAGTATCTGGTAAGCCTCTTGTTTTTTCCTCTTTTTCTGCTGCTTGTTTTTCGCGTTCTGCTTTTACTGCAGCATCAAACTCTGCTTGAGTTGGAACATTGATAACAGGATATTTAATCGCAGTATTTGGAACATCAATAATAGGAACTTCCAATCCACGAACAAGAGGTGCTTCTACACCACGAACATTTGGTCCATCTATAGTTGAAATTACAGATGGACCAGATATTCGATTTATATTTGAATTATGAACACTAATCGGATTATTTCCGATTATGGGTCTTAGATTCGGATTATCAATTAGTTGTATTGGTTCCATTGACTGCATCCTCAACTCTTGGGTATTTCACAACAACATCAGCACAAACTTTGTAGTAAGGACTATTGGGATGGAACATAACTCCATTCTTATATGCTTCGCCACATTTTAGTAATCTTACAAGTTCAAAATCTAATCTTGCTTTATCAGTCTCTGCTTGCTGCCTAGCAATTTCGGTTGCGGCTCTTTTTTTACATAAGTCCATCAAATTTCCATCTAATGGAATGTTAAGACCCGCAGAAATACCCCAGTTTCCATTGCGTGAGGCAAAAGATTCTGGGTCATCGCTAGCATTATTACTACTCATAGCAAATGGAGATATAGAAAAAGTTGCTCCTTGACAACTTACTCCACCACCATAAGTATTAACTGCATAAGGTCCTTGAAGAACTTGAACCGCTTGGTTGGTTACATTTCCTGTAGCACTTGCACTTGGTCCAGCAATGTTTGTATTGCTAGGTGCAGGAGTGCTTTGAGCGAATGCAGTTCCTGTTGAGATTACTGCGTAAAGACAGAGATTGATGTAGTGGTTGATTGAGTTTCTGTAGTGCGGTCTATCCATGTTTCTTTTGCCACTCCAGGGCCAAGATAGGTTTCGCTGAACTGGAATGGAGCACCTTGAGTCATAATCGAATACGCAGCACCCTTTTGTGGGGAGCCAGGAATGTTAATGTTCGTTCCAGTTACAGTATATGATTCGCCAGTAGTATATTCAACTTGACGAATGGTTTCTATAATTTTGGTTGCTGATTCTGTTGTTGCGTTGATTGTACCTCTAGTAAAATTAGGCACAACACTCTCAGCATGAACGGGAGTACAAATGACTCCCGTTGCTAAAAGCAAAACGGGAGTTAAATGTCTCATTTGAATACGCTTAACTCAATTGATCTTTGAGCGGTAGCACTTGTTCCTGCTCCACCAGCAGTAACAGTAGGAACGCCAGTTGGGGAAAGAGTACCTGCAAGAGATCCTTTTTCACCACCAACTTGAGTTACGCTATCTCCGTAGAGATTTGGTGTTCCAATCACACCATTTGTAACCGTCTGAGTTGTAACTGGAGTATCAGCAGCATTGATAGTTTCTGAGAAACTAAATGCCTGACCTGGAGTATTGATATCATAGGTTCCAGCACCACCTACACCACCAAAAGATGTGGATTGGATATTGGTTCCTGACGCTGAATATGAAGCACCGATTCGGGTTGATTGAACTGCAGCACCATCAACTTTCAATTGTACGGAGTCAGTGATTCTTGATGTGATTTCAGCAGCATTAACTGGGATTGCGAAGAATAACGAAAAGGCTAATAGAAGTCTTTTCATTTTTCTTATTTTGTGGTAAACACTGGAAGTATTTAGCAGAAAGGGCTTGACAGGAGTAACAGACCGTAGTATGATAAATAGGTAAACAAATGGACCTATGGGTGTATAAGAACGTCTCTCATATCCTGCCTGAGGGTGGCGGGAACATAGTAACTCCACCATTTCCCTGATGGTCTTACTAACAGTTTAAAACAATGACTGCTACACTTTCACGTCAACAATCACAATCGAATATTTGGGAACAGTTCTGCAACTGGGTAACTTCAACCGACAACCGCCTCTATGTGGGTTGGTTCGGCGTTCTGATGATTCCTTGCCTGCTTGCTGCTACAACTTGTTTCATTATCGCCTTCATCGGCGCACCACCTGTCGATATCGACGGTATCCGCGAACCAGTAGCTGGTTCTCTAATGTACGGAAACAACATCATCTCTGGTGCTGTTATCCCTTCGTCCAACGCAATTGGACTGCACTTCTACCCCATCTGGGAAGCTGCTTCACTTGATGAGTGGCTTTACAACGGTGGTCCTTTCCAACTCGTTGTTTTCCACTTCCTCATCGGCATCTATGCCTACATGGGTCGTGAATGGGAACTTTCTTACCGTCTAGGTATGCGTCCTTGGATCTGTGTTGCTTACTCTGCACCTGTTGCTGCTGCTTCTGCAGTGTTCCTGGTCTATCCTTTCGGTCAAGGTTCTTTCTCTGATGCAATGCCTCTTGGTATCTCTGGTACGTTTAACTACATGCTTGTGTTCCAGGCAGAACATAACATTCTGATGCACCCCTTCCATATGCTTGGAGTTGCTGGTGTCTTCGGTGGTTCTTTGTTCAGTGCAATGCACGGTTCGCTGGTTACTTCCTCGCTGGTTCGTGAAACTACCGAGCAAGAGTCGCAGAACTATGGTTACAAGTTCGGTCAAGAAGAAGAGACTTATAACATCGTTGCTGCTCATGGTTATTTTGGACGCCTTATTTTCCAATATGCTTCCTTCAATAACTCACGTTCTCTGCACTTCTTCCTTGCTGCCTGGCCTGTTGTCGGTATCTGGTTTACTGCCCTTGGTGTTTCTACGATGGCTTTCAATTTGAATGGCTTTAATTTCAATCAGTCAATCGTTGATAGTCAGAACCGTGTAGTTAACACCTGGGCTGATGTACTTAACCGTGCTGGTCTCGGAATGGAGGTAATGCACGAGCGTCAAGTTGTGCTTTGCGCTCTTTAAATCGGATGAATTGCTGGAAACCCCAAGTGGGCAATCAGCAGCCAAGTCCAGAGTACACTCTGGAAAGGTTCAGAGACTACCTGAGGGATATAGTTCCCTTAATAACAGGAATAAGCGTCCGACACCAGAAATGGTGATGATATAGTCCAATCCTGGTAGTAATACCAGATAGTTATGGGAAGTTTAAGAATGCACACAACTTCCCTCTTGACCTTGCAGCAGCAGAAGCAACACCAGTTGCCTTGACTGCTCCCGCAATCGGTTGATATAATGTTAAGGAACTCTTCGGAGTTCCTTTTTTTATAAATATTTAAGCACGAAAGAAAGCACGAAATGACTAAACTATACTCCGACCTGTATAGAACTTGTATGACCTGTGATGTTGAGAAGCACATTACCGAGTTTTATATGCGTGATAAAAAAACTGGAAGGAGGCACTCTGCCTGCAAAGAGTGTGATAAGGCAAGGGTGAAAGCAAGGCACCAAGCAAACCCACAAAAAACAAGAAATAACGATCTAAAAAGAAACTATGGCATAACTCTTGAAGAACATACAAAAATGTTTGAAGACCAGAATGGGAGATGTGCTATTTGTAGAAATGAAGGAAATGGTAAGTGGAAGAAGTTATGTGTAGACCATTGCCATACAACTGGTAAAGTAAGAAAACTTTTATGCCATCACTGCAACACCGCACTAGGACTTGTAGGTGATAACATAGATACCTTACATAAAATGATTGCATATCTCAATGTCTCATAATAATCAACATCATCCTATGGAACCCTGGATTATCTGGGCTGGTGTGGGTATGATGGTCTTTACTGTTCTTGTATTTGTCTTATTCACTCTCGGTCAGATGTATTGGGGATAAAAACTAAATATTTAAAAACTATCATAAATGAAAACTTTCAAACAGTTTATTTTGGAATGTTTGTCTGAAGGAATGACAACACAAAGCACTGCTGATAAACCTGGATTTAGTTCAAATGCTGATGATATTGGACCTGTTGCAGGAAGAAGTCCAAAAATGTTTTTCTTAGGTAGAAAATTTGTTAAAACATATTCTAATGGTAAGTCTAAAGCAGAAAAAATTTGGTTAGATTCTTTTAAAAAATATCAAAACTTGTGAATAAATTTATTTTAAGCATAAACACTCATTGACCTCTTTATTAAGTAATGTTAAGATAAATATGAGAAATACATAGGAGGTTATGACTTCTTCTACACTTTCACAACCAATTCAACAACGAGGATGGTTTGATGTCCTGGATGACTGGCTTAAACGAGATCGCTTTGTATTTGTGGGTTGGTCTGGACTATTACTTTTTCCCACTGCTTATCTTGCCCTTGGTGGCTGGCTTACTGGCACAACG